GACGTGGAGGGCTAATTATGGGCAATGAAGATTTAATGAATAGCATACCTTGGTATTGCTCACCACACTTTGAGTGTGAAGATATACAAGATGGTAAGGCACAAAGAAGAATACGTAGAAAGAATCAACTTAAAAAAAGAAAGGGTAGATTATGATAGAAGATAAAAAAATCGAAGAAGCAGCAAGATATTATTGCAACAATAGATATCCTGCTTCACAGGATGCTCCGTTTATAGCAGAGGGGTTTAGACATGGTGCTAAGTGGGCTATTAATGAGTTATTTAAAAACTTGTGGCATGCTATTGATGAAAATCCAAAAAAGTACCATAAATGTTTGGTAGAAGTTGTGTATCATAGACCACTCAACATGACGGATGAGATAGACTATGTTACTTCGCACCTAACCAACTTTGGTTGGGATGAAAATAGTTTTAAGCGCAGCGACTATACTATCAAGAGGTGGATATATATTGACGATTTACTGAAAGGATGCAACCATGATTAAGTCAGTTACTATGTACTCTGTCGTTTGTGACAGATGTGGAAAGACCTTCATTGAAGAGTTTAATGGCATTGTGGCTTGGTTGGACGAAGGAACAGCCAAAGAGCAAGCAATGGAAAGCGAATGGGCAGAGATTGGTGACAAGCACTACTGCCCAGACTGCTATGAGTTTGACGATGAGTTAGATGAGTATGTTCCTAAAAAGAAAGGAGATTAATATGGAAGAAGTAAAGTACATTCCAGGAGATTTGGTGATGACAAACGGAGTACCACTAGGTACAGCTAAAGATGTCGTTTACCGAGTAACATCATCAGACCCATCAAAGACTTTGGAGTTGGACGATGGAACGGTTCTGAAAGGTGTTGTCCGCTTAGAGAATATCGAAGGTGCGGAATTTGGAGATAAAGGTTATCTCTTCGGAGATTGCTGCGCTTGGGTTAAGGATATTGCGCCAATTCCTATTACCCCAGAGATTCTAGAGAAGAATGGGTGGATGCTTTATCGCATGTATCATTGGTTTATCGAAAAAGAATGTTTGAAGTTGAGTTTGTTGGAATTAGATAATCACTCATGGTATGTTTATATTGGAGACAATCTTATACGTAGAAATATGCATTCAGTATCAGATTTACAACACATTCTCTTCGGTCTTGGAATTAATCACGAAATGGAGGTGTAGGTATTGTGATCGCATTAATAATGGTAATGTTTTTGGGTTTATTTATGGCTATTTTCGGATTGTACTTGATTAAAGATAAATGGCTCGCTACTATAGGTGTCATTCTTTTTATACTAGGTGTAGTCATTTTTATATTATCATTTGTTAATTTGATATACTTGATTGTTTAACGCCTTCGGGCATAAAAGATATTAGTATGAAAATAAGTGAATTAGTTAAAAGCTTAGAGAAAATAAAGGCAAAACACGGAGACTTGCCTATTGCTTTTGAGGTAAGTGATGATGACTGCTGTCCTATAAAGAAAATACACGTCAAAAAGATATATGACGATGATAGTACCGTTTCTGAAGCAGGTTTCTGTGAGGTAAGAAACTTAGATGAAGGAGAGAAGTATTTAAACATTAGCGATATGTTAGGTTAACGCCTTCGGGCATAAATAGAAGTAATATGACATCAGAACAAGTAGCAAAAGTATTGAGTTCTCTAGGCAAACGAAAGGTCTGCTTTCAGCATGGAGACAAAGTAGAGATAGTTAAGGGAATCAACGTAACAAATGATAACGTGATTCTGATTAGTGAACTTCCTTCGGGCATAAATGGATAGAATATGACAAAAATAGAATTATACAACGAATTACAGAATATAGAAGGTTGTTTAAAAATGGCGGATTCGCAAATATTAGAGATTCGCAAAAAGAAGAATGATATAATGAACGACTTTCTAAGTTTGTTACCTTTTCAGAAAGGTGACAAGGTGAAAGATAAAAATGGCAATATCTTTATCATAGAACGTCTAAAAGATGCTATATCTCTCGGCAAGAATGAAATCAAGGTTCATTTTCTTATCCGAAAAATAAAGAAAAACGGAGAACCTTACAAAGACGTAAATGAAGCTTGGGGAATTGATTATTTTTCCTTAAAGAAAGTAACAGAGTAACTAACCGTCCTTATAGGACATAAATATAAGTAATATGATTAAGAAGTACAGAAAGAAGCCAGTTACCATTGAAGCTATTCAGTGGGATGGCAAGAACCTTATTGATGTGTCAGCTTTCTTATGTAATCAAACACGTAAAGAAGCACTCAAAGAAATCAATTCATCAGATATTTCTCGCAAGAAATGGGATGATTATGAGTCAATTGTATTAGGCGATGGTTTAGATATTGATACTCTTGAGGGTAGAATGGAAGCATCCATTGGTGATTACATTATCAAAGGTGTAAACGGAGAGCTCTATCCTTGTAAGCCAGATATTTTCGCTAAGACTTACGAGGAAGTAACTGAGTAACTAACCACCCTCTCCTTGGCAACAGGGAGATGGTAAAATGAAGAGAATATGGCACTTAAATGTAAGACTTGCATTTACAGAAAGAAGGATATGAAGAAGTTCTTATTCTATTGCAAGAAAAGACATATAAGAGTTGGAGAGCGAAGAAAGTCTTGTGAGTTGTATGAACCAAAGTAAAAAGGCGGTAGTTGCAGCTACCGCCTACAAATAGAAGACTAGGACTAGTCCTCAACCCAGAAGGCAAGCATTCTGCCATTCTTAGGATAAATAACCTTTCCGTTTCTTACAACGTAAGGACGAAAGATTAAGTGTCTTCCGTTTGTTTTTGAATCATTTATCATAACCAAGAAACTATTAAGTTCGCTACCATAGGATAGCTGCAATACCGCAAAACCTCTACAAACTGCGGTACACGAAAAAGCCCCTATGCTGCAACAAAGGGGCTTTGTAAATCTGTTGCCATAACTGCTTTAAGTTGTTTTTGTGCAAGAGGTTTACCTTAATAGAGCTTGGTACTCTAAACGATTCGGGTGCAAAGTTAGTCATTTATATGATAATATAAACAATAACAACGTTAATGAATTTTAAATATGGTCTAATTTAGACTACTCTAAAATAATATATAAATTTATAGTTAAGTATGGACAGAAATCAAGCTAAAGAATTTTATCCTATTCTGCAAGCTTATGCTGAAGGAAAGGTAATTGAGTGTAGGACAAAACCGAGTGCCATAGAAGGCACAGATGTTCCGAATGAATGGACGGAAATGACAGAGATTGAGTTTTGGAATAATACAGAGTACCGAATTAAGTCAGAGCCAAAGTATCGCCCATTTAAGAACGCAGAAGAGTGCTGGACTGAAATGAAGAAACATCAGCCGTTTGGGTGGCTAACATCCCAAAATGGTGAGATTAATAGCTTAATCATATTTATAGATAATGAAGGAATTGTTATTGGTGATAGAAATGATGGTGTGATTGGATTTGTCACTGCTACTGATTTGTTTAAAATAAAATTTGCAGATGGCATTCCTTTCGGTGTAAAAGAGGAGGAATAACGTATGATATTGTATCAGATTTGGTGTAAACATACCTATGTTAGTGGCGGTTTCTGTGAAGGCGAAGATGAGCCAACACAACTAATATTTACTACATTAAAAAAGGCACGTTCAAAAATACCAAAAGACTATTATAGTAGAGAAAATGGTTCACGTGAATATTACATTAAAAAAATTGAAATTGAATAAAAAGTTATGGCATGGGTAGCAGTAGATGATACTGGTGGTGAATGGATTTTTCGTGATAAGCCATTTAGAGTGAGTACAGGTTATTATTTTGAATCGACTCGGAATTGGTATTCTTACTCAGATAAAGTCTTACTCCCCAAAGGAACTATCAAGAAGCTTATCGGAAGAGAACTTTCTTTTTTCGATGAGACAGTTGAACTTTAAGATGAATAGCTTATGTATAGACCGATTACAATGTATCAGATTGTTTGTGATAGATGTGGCGTAGTATTTGGCGGTACAGATACTTGCTCTGCACTATTCAGCAACAAAGAAGTTGATATTGGTGACTACTCAGACTGGGAAATGATAGATGGTAAACACTATTGTCCCGATTGTTATGAGGTAGAAGTTATAAACGGAGTGTATAACGTTAAAGCAAAGGAGAAATAGGTATGGAAGTATTAAAAGACATAAGTCAGTTAACAAAAGGTTGCGTAGTGACATTTATTAAAAATGACGAATTTCACTTCTACGAGTACCTTATGGTACACCCTAATTGTGAAACCTATTATCTTTTTATAGATAACTGGACGCAAGAGGTTGTACGAATACACGTCAGCAAACTCTTAAATGGAGATTACTATATAGGTAAATATGATACTGTTTTCGTTAATAGAAAGATGATAGAATTTTATAAACGTATGATTCAGTGTCACGAGAATAGAATTAAAAAGAGAAGAGAAATTTAAAGGAATAGTTATGACAAAACCTTACAGAATCAGACATAAGGCTAGTGGATTGTACTACCAGCCTGCAAGCAATCATAGTAATCTTTCAAAGAATGGCAAGGTGTATATGACAAATAACTCGCCATTGATGTTAAATAATAGCTATGATTATATAGCTATTAGTGTTAGAAAAGGCACAAAGATACATGATATTTTAGAAAAGGAAATGCCCTTAAAAGGCGTAGAAGTTTTTTATGGAACAGCAGTTTATTATCGTGTTCCAAAGAGTGAATTTGAAAAAGAAGAATTATAGCTTATGAAAATAGAAAATATCAAGTTCAAGGCTAAACGTCTTGACAATGGCAAGTGGATAGAAGGTTACTTTTATGCCGAATGTGGTAATGCATACATCATTGAAGATAGGCAGAGTGAATCAATGCTTAATAGAAACGATGCACATCAGGTTGACCCTTTAACGGTCTGCCAATTTACAGGTCTGAAAGATTGTGAGGGAAGAGAAGTTTGGGAAGGAGATATTCTACAGGATGTTGATGATGACAATATTAAGTATGTTGTTACTTTTGGTCAAGGCGCATTCTTTGCGCGAAAGGTAGGTCTATATACAGGTATTCCTCTTCACGAATGTGTAGGTAGTTTGGGTAATGATGTAATAACTTATGCAAAAGTTGTCGGCAATAAATTCGATAAGAAGGAGTAGTGTATGAAAAGTATATTCTCTATGTTTGCTTACTGGGATAGAGTACATCAATTCCCAGACAGGCATATTAAAGTAGATAATAATTTGGCGTGGAGAAGAAAATATCTCCATGTTCTCAGTAGAAACAAACAATTAATCTTTTAGCGTATGAAAAAAGGAACAAGAAATGTAGTAGTTCTCGATTTGGAGGATAAAATTAAGCTACAACAATCTATCAGGGATTTGGAAGAAGTTGCTGAGACTTACCAAAGACCTTGCAAGGAACTTACAGGTATCAATAATATACTTTACTATCTCAAAACGATTTATGAGAAAATTGATTAGCGTATGAAGATTAGATTAGCAAAGAAAATAATGAAGCATAAATGTACTTTCCTCGATTTAGAAGAGAAGTACAAAAAGAAAGGGTATAATGTCAAGTGGTTGCTTGCATGGGCATCTTACGATAAAAGAAAGATGTGTCGGAATGCCTTACAATTCGACCACCGCATCACCAAGGCGATAAGTTTAACAAGTAAAAAGAAATGAGATATGAATGAGTTTACAAAGGTCTTTGCAAAGACAATAGAAGATGAAGCTATCAAGCAGATAGAAGTTCTATCCAATAGCGATGCTTACTCTGGTTGTGAAATAAGAATAATGCCAGATTGTCACGCAGGTAAAGGCTGTACTATTGGCACGGTGATAGAGCTGGACAAAAGAGTAGTTCCTAACACCGTAGGAGTAGATATAGGTTGCGGAATGAAAGTCGTTAGACTTGGTAAAGTTAATATTAATCTACAGAAATTTGACGAAGCAGTCAATACGTTGATTCCATCTGGTTTCAATATCAACGAAGAAGCTTCTGCATTCATACATGGATTAGTTGACGGCAATATGTTTGGTAAATTTCGTTCTTGGGATAGTATTAATGGGATGGATATAGTATATCGTTCTGTTGGTTCTCTTGGTGGGGGTAATCACTTTATAGAGTTAGATGCAAACGAAGAGGGTGAGAAGTTTCTTGTGATACATACAGGAAGTAGAAACCTTGGAGTTAGGGTGTGCAACTATTACCAAAACCTTGCTTACCAGTATTGCCACAAGAAGGCTGCCGATAAGTCGGAGGTTATTGCCAAGCTAAAAAGCGAAGGCAGAGAAAATGAGATACAGAGTGTTATTAAGTCATTAGGTACTAAAAATATAAGCAAGGAACTTTCTTACTTGGAAGGTGATTTACTCAATGACTACCTCAATGATATGCGCATAGTTCAAAAATATGCTGAACAAAACAGAATGATTATCGCCAACAGACTTGTAAATGCTTTAGGTGTAGATATTGATGCTGATTCAGATAAGTATTCTTTTACAACCATTCACAACTATATAGATACAGACAAGGGTATATTGCGAAAGGGAGCTATCAGTGCAAAAAAGGATGAGGTAGTCATTATCCCAATGAATATGCGTGATGGTTCTCTTATCTGCAAGGGAAAAGGTAACAAAGATTGGCTATGCTCTGCCCCTCATGGCGCAGGTAGATTAATGTCTCGTACACAGGCAAAGAAAGAGTTATCTATGGATTCTTACAAGAATGAAATGAATGGTATTTATTCCACATCAGTTTGTGAAGAAACCATTGATGAAGCACCTATGGCATACAAGCCAACCGAAGAGATTGTTGAGTTAATCAAACCTACGGTTGATGTCATTGATGTCATTAAGCCAATTTACAACTTTAAAGCAAAATCATAATGAGCAAGCAAACATTTGACTTCTCGGAGGCTCTGAGAAGAATGAAGGAAGGAAAGAAAGTAAAAAGGGTAATTTGGGAAGAATGTGGAGCTTATATCCATATTGTCTCTGAGACTATTGTGGCTGTATGCGATGGCAAATTCTTTCCTTGTGTTTTCAAAGATTCTGATGATATTCTCGCAACCGACTGGGAGGAGGTGGAATGATGAAGAACGTTCCATGTGTATGCGATTTCAGACCACTGCTATTCGCAGAACAATTCGAGAGATTAAGCAGGTTGGCACTTGTCTCTGTGTATGCGATTGCACTTAATAAGTTTTGGAAATCTTGCGAAGAGTCTTACAATAATCGTGTTGACGACCATCGTTTGGATAGCCGTCCACCGTATCTTTGGCAATGGATGGATGATTCCGATAT